CGGGCGCCGCGGGGGCTGGAGTGGATTGACGGTCGGTCTCCGAAAAGAAGATGACAAATATATTCGTTACATCGAAGAAAAGAAAGGCAAAAATGACAATTGAAACTGCGTCTCCCGTTCCCATAATCATGCTTTCCATCAACAAGATCCTCGCGGACAAGAACGTTCGCGGAGGAAATTGGGAAAAAGATGTAAAAGAACTCGCCGAGCGCATCAGGGCCAGGGGGATGCTTGTGCCCGCGTTGGTCGAAGTGCTCAAGACGCCGGGTCCCCGCGGCGAGACCCATCGACTCGTCTATGGCTACCGGCGCCTGGCAGCCTGCAAACTCCTGAGCCACACAGAGTTCAAAGTTACTACGACAGCAGAACTTCCTGAGAAAGAAGCCATCTTTCTTCGCATTGTCGAGAACTCTGGCCGCGCAGACTTGCAACCGTTGGAGGAGGCCGTCACGTTTGGCCACCTCATCAATGACCTGGGTTGCATTGCAAAAGACGTTGCGGCGTCAATCGGTATGACCGAGAGCTATGTTTCGCAGCGCCTGGCGTTGCTCAAGCTCCCGGAACAGATCAAGAACGCACTTGAGCACGAGAAGATCACTGCTACTCATGCACGCGACTTGGCACGCATCAAAGACGAAAAGAAACAGGAACGCTTTCTCGAGAAAGCCGAGTCAATGCCAGCCGCCGAATTCCACAAAGCCGTCGAGGAAGTCGTGGCCAAAGAACGCGACCCCGATGCTCCGAAGCGCGGGAGACCGGAAAAGAAGAAGCCTGAAAGCGAAGATGCCAAGACAGCGGCTTCCAATGAACGGCCTCAGAAAGAAATCATGGAAGCACTGCACCGCATGGACGCTCTCAAGATAGAGGCGGCTAAAGAAGAAGACAAAGTCCGCGAAGCCCACTTGAAGGGCATCATCAAAGGCATCATGTGGGCGGCCAAAATGAAGAGCGTAAAGTTGCCGGAGTGACGCCATGACCGCGAAGAAAGTCGTGCGCAAAAAGTGGATTGACTTGCTCCGCCAAATCAAAAACGGGTTGACGTTCATCGAGAATCTTCACAGCGAAAATCCAGTTGTGAACAAACTCCTGGAGAAGAGTCTCCCGCACCGGCGTCGTTCGCACAAGAAGAAGACGGCGTAGCTACTTCGGGTCGGGGCAGATGTCGCTAGCCTCGTGAATACGATACTTGGTCAACAAGAACCTGGCGAGTCTTTCGTATAGCAACGCTTTCCGTTGCCTTACCCGCTCAGATGTCACTGAAATCGTCTGGCCGATGCGCCGAAGACTCCACGGGGCTACTTCCAAGAAAAGTTGTTTCCGGTGGCCATCATCGATAGCATCGATGACCAAACCGTAGTAGTTACACAAAATAGTGCGATCTTTGATTGACAGCAGACTGAGAAGCTTTTGCACAATCTCACGTTGCTGCTTTCGGATAATCTGTTCGTCGGGAGGGGCGTTTCTTTGAAGGGCGAGAATACGTTGGTCGCAGGTTTCCTCTGGTGCGTACTTGAAATGGTCCGTGTCCAGACTCCGAATACTTGTCTCTGACAACCCTGCCGCGCAACTAATCTCTCTCGTGCTTGCCTCCCGACCTTCTTTTGCCGCGACATGCGCTCGCGCGCGTCTAACTTTGCGGATAGCTTTTTGGCGCCAAACTGGGATAGTGACCAAGTCACAGTTCTGCAACTCGTCTCGGATGTACAGCATGACCCAGTTTGTCGCATATGTAAGAAAACGTGTGCCCCGCTGTGGGTTATATCTGCCCAAAGCTTTTAGCAATCCAAGATTCCCTGCTGAGATAAGATCCAACATGAAGTCATTGTTTCCTCCGCTGTACTTCCTGGCGAGCTTCACGACAAAGCGCAAGCACGATTCAATTATGCGATCACGTGCTTGTAAATCGTGGTGCTTCTTGTAGCGGAGGAACAACTCATGTTCGGTCTCAGCATCGAGAATTTTGACTTTGCTTACATCATTGAAATAGCTACTGTAGGCATCCGGAGAACGTTGCTTTCGAGGTAGTCTCGGAACAGACTCTTCATCGGTCACGCGGCACTCCTGGGAAAATTGTTACCAAAGTGTCGCACACCGGCCTACGCCATTGCAAGGTTTTTCGTGCAAGCTGTGTCGCTTTTCGCTTGACCTCGACACCGCCCACGACTAACATCTCCGTTAAACCTTAACCAGGAGAAACGCAGTGGCCAAGATCCAAGCTAACCAAGTTAACAAAGCGACTACGACACCTGAGACGACTGAAACCCCGACCCCCACTTCCGCCGAAAACACCACCCAACCCAATTCTGAGAATGTAGAGTTGCAGTTGGCGGGTGTACCCGAGAGCGACCGCGAGCGATTCGCCGGTCTGATGCGCGTCGTTCCGGGAGAGTCGGTGGTGGGACTGCAGAAGATGCTGCTCTCGATGAACCCCAACAAGAAGGGGTTCGAGGAAGGAACGATTCATCGTTGGACGCCAGTGCAGTTGCGAGTGTACCAGCCGACGTCTACCAAGGACGTTCCTCCCGCCGCCAAACACGGCGATCTGTACACCAGTCTAGGAGATGTGTTCCCCCAGCCGCTGATCATCACACCCATCTTCATGTACTCCTCGCACGCCAAGTTCGAGGAAGACACCGCGCGCCCTTCCTGCTCCAGCGAAGACGGCAAGTTTTCGTACAGCGGGAAATCTTGCGCAGAGTGCGATGATTTCCCGTTCAAGCACGGGCAGCGTACGATGTGTTCCAAAAGTCTCAACGCGTTGGCGTTTACTCACGACATGTCCAGTATCGTGCGTATCAGTTTCTCGAAGACGTCTGCCAAAGCCGGGGCCCACCTAATTGACCTGGCCGGGCACACGGAGTACCCGTGGAGTCAGTGGTACGCCCTCCGCACCAAGGAAACTCCTCGGAGCGGTGGACTACCCGGTAAGTACTACATCATGAACATCGACCCCGCAGGCGAGGAAGTCGACGTAAAGTTGCGCCCGATGATTGAGTTCTTCTGTGACAAAGTCACGGGCATTCGCAAGGCAACTTTGGAAGACTTGGCCTCCCGGCGAGCTGCCGGCGTCCACATCAGAGATGGCATCGGGGCGACAGGAGAGGAGCTCCCTGCTGAGGGAGCCAAGACTGGCAACGACCCGGACTTTAGCGCGCTGTAACTAGTGGACTAGGTTAGAGTCCCGGAGAATCCCATTCTCCGGGACTCTTTTACTCTGGAGCCTTCATGACTTCTTTTTCCGAAAAAGCCTTGCGGCGTGCACCCTGGTCGTACTCCCAAGCAGACGTTGCCTTGACGTGCCCGCGGCGTTTTAACATGCGCTACGTCCAGCACAAGACCGGTTCGGCGCCGAGTACGCCGGCAGCGCGCATTGGTGTTGCTACCCACCGTGCCTTAGAAGACGTTATTGCCGGTCGGCGCGCAGTCAAAGAAGCCGTGTACGAAGCCTACATGAACGAGCGTTTGACGACCAACGAGATGGAAGAGGTTGCGTCTTACTCCCAAAACATCCAAAATTTCTACGACCGTTTCCAGCAGTACAAACAGAAAAATCACATCGTCGAGCTCCACACGGAACGTAAGTTCGCGCTCGACGCTGACATGCACGAGGCCGACTGGCACCATTGCTTTTTTCGAGGAGCGTGGGACCTGGTAGCCTTGGCTCAACGCCCTGAAGGACAGTACCTGATTATCATTGACCACAAATCCGGAGAAGTTCGGGACCTAGACAGTTATTCTGACCAGCTCAAACTATACGCTGTGTCGGGGCTGTGTACGTTTCCACAGGTACTCGGCGTCCAGTCGGGCGTTCATTTTGTCCAGAGCGAAGAAATCTCGTTCAACAAGATGCAGTCTTCGGAGGTAATCAAGTCAACGCTGTTTCCCTGGTTCGTGAATCTCATCGAACGCGCGGCAGTAGAAGCCGAGAAGACCGAACCTCGCGTCAACAATTATTGTCGGTTTTGCGAATATCCTGATACCTGCCCGCTTCGTTGACAGCGCAAAGGAGCGCCGTGGCGCAAAAGAAACCACAACTTAACACCGGTAATCTTGCACCAGGAATTATCAAAAAGATTTGGAGCACGGTTCAGGCGCACGACTGGTTCGTTCTTCTAAGCGAGCTCAAGCCTGACGGAAAGTGGACTCTCAATGGTGACATAATCAAAGGGCTGTGCCCCTACCACGAAGAGAACACACCATCATTCACAATATATCTGTCCCGCGGGTACGCCAAGTGTTACGGATGCCAGGCTTACGAGTGGAACCCTGTAAAAGTAGTTTCGAAAATAGCCGGCAACACTTACAGCGAAGCCCTGCGGACGCTGAAGAATCGTTTCAACGTTAAACTGCCTACGGCCTACACGCAGAACGCGCAGAAGCTCGACGAACACAACGCCATGAAACTGGCGCTGTTCCAGGCGACTAACCTGGAGTTGCGCGAAGCTATCTCGTGTCCTAGTAAACCGGAATTTGAGTACATCCAACAGTCAGGGTTGATTCCATGGCTCCAGCAGCGCAAGTTCCCCGGAGTCATGCCGGTCGTTAGTGAAAGTGAAGATGCTGAAGAGAATCCCACTGGAGCTGGCGCCGTGCACCTCTGGCCTTGTGGTGTCATGCCTCCACACACACGGCTATTCGACTTACTCGGTAGCAAAGAAGCCTGGAAAGTACACCAGAGTGCTGCCAAGACTTACCTGGATGACATTTACACAAAGAGCACCGGGTACATAGGTGGACTGATATTCTTCTACTTCACCTCACCGACGACCGTCGGGCGCCTGCGTGTGCGTATCCCGAATCTCTCGACAAAGTCGTACACCGCAATCGAAGACACCCTCGAGTCTAGTTTCGGGTATTTCGGGCTTAACATGCTTACACGCATACCCGTCGAACAAATTGAAGAACACAGGGGAATTATTGTCGAAGGCGAAATGGACGCCTTGTCCATTATCTCTCACCAGGAAGCTACCGGTCAGGACAAATTAGTTCCAATCGCCATCGGTGGTAGCATGCAGGACAACGTGATGGACTTGGAGGAGTTTGGGTTTACCAAATTATCCCTGGGTCAAGACAATGACGAGAGCGGCGCTGGCTTTGCGCGCAAGCTCATAGCGTCCAGTACCAACGTGAAGACGGTGTTCGAGTGGAAAGAGAAAGACCACATTCAACGCACAAAAGACGTCGATGAGGCTATCCGGGCCTATGGCTTCGAAGATATGTACACGCGTTTGTGTGACGATGATGCTTACCTGCGGCCTTACGAGTGGCTACAGACACAACTGGCCAAGGCGCTGCAGGGGATTCCACCCGAAGACGTCAAAGAGCGGACCAAGATAGCCTCTGAGTTGGGCGCAGCTCTGACGGACGACTCTGAACGCAAAGCCTACGTAGAAGGGGTCGCTGCGACGTTTGGTATCGACAAGAATCTTGTGATGCAAGACATGATACCAGACGACGACTCCGAAGAGGCCTTCGTCTCTCGCATTTCACGGCGTTTAACAGAAGAGTACTTCTTGTTGTACAGTAAGGGCAGCGGCCATATCGTATGCTGGAGTCGCCGCAAACGCGCTAACCGTATATTCAATACCAATAACCCGCAACACGTGCGTGCGACGCTACAACTTGATTTGGGCTGTCTGCTGGACTACACCAAGAACGCCCTGGGCGAACCCAACTTCCTGAACTACCACCTGGATAACCGTATGCAACTCATGCCGGTGTCTTTGTACAAGAAAGACCAAATGATTACGCACATGTTTTACCTGGGGATGAGTAAACTGGTCAACCAGGCACGCCCACACGAGCAGTTGGCACCGATTGCGCAAGGTGTACACTATTTCCCCACCAAGAACATGGTACTCGTTGTCAACGGCAGTCGGTTTTTCAAAGGCTACATCGAAGATACGACAGTCAAGTTCGAGGAACTGGAGTTTCCAGTATCCGACGACTACGTCATCAAATTTGACCGTGAGATGTGGTCGGACAATATCCATTCTTTGGCAGACCTCACGCCTGACAAGGCGTACAGCGCCAAAGAGACTTACGAGAAGATACTCGATATCATCCAAACCGGCTGGCGTTTTCAGAGTAAAGACCTGGAAGCACAGTACATCGCCGGCATGGTCATGTACGCGCCTATCGCGGAAGTCCTGGGCACAATGGTCATGACGACTATCCAGGGAGAGACTCACGCAGGAAAGTCTGGACTAATACAGATCATTGGCGGCCACAAATACAAAGACTACCGCCTATGCGAAGCTGCAATGGTCATGGACGACTACACCGAGGCTAGTATCAGGCAGACGATGTCAGGCAGCAGTTTGCAGCTCTTCTTGGACGAGTTCGAAGACGATGATACCGGCATGACTCGCGTGCCGCCTCGTCGAGCTACCACGGTGCGAGCCGTACTCGAGATGGTCAGGAACCTGTCCGTTGGAGGACGGCACTACAGAGGAACTTCTGCCGGTGACCCGGTGGTATTCAACCTCCGGTTCCCCCTGACCGTCAGCGGTATCTACACGGTCAGACAGATACAGGACGTCAACCGATTTGTGCAAATCAACATGCGGAAGATTCCCGGCCACGCTGACCCGGTTTCATTGGTACGCCGGAGGTACACCAGCAAAGACATGGCGGCTCTGCGCAGGCATATTACACTGGGGTTATTGACTCGCATACCTGAAGTCCTGCGAGTCAGCAAAGAGATCGTCAAGGAATTTGACGATGGGTCATTGCTCCCGGCAGGTGTGGAAGACCGCCTGAAAGAAAACGTCATGCCCATTGCTACTATGCTGAAGTTAGCCGGGCAAGACTACAAAACGTTCATCGCCGAGATATGCAAACTGAAGATGCACCAGATGGACGAGTTGGGCGTGACTACTGGAGAAGCCGAGCAACTATGGAACCAGATACTGCATACGCCAGTGCCCCTGACAACCGTCGAGTCTAACCGCGGCGTTGCGTCTGTGGCTAAGATGATATCCCACATGCCTCAGAACCTCGAGGCAGAGGGGATGGATCTTGGGGTATACTACCTCAAGAAGTATCACTGGTTGCTCGTATTCTGGCAGAAAGCCATTCAGGGCGTACTGCGCTACTCGACCGTACTGAGAGGTTCCCAGTATTCAGGGCGTCTCAAAGTCATGGCTGACACGCACCCGAAAGCAGTGAAGATGGAAACGCTGAAGGCCAGCAACTTCTTGAAAGAAGAGGTCTGGCACAGAGTTGGAACCAGAATCCAATATGACGCTATTAGCGTGCTGGACCTTGCAGACATGATCGTGGAAGATAAAGTCCTGCTGGCAACCGACGCTGCGCGTGAACACAAGGCAGAGGACAAAAAGCGCATGCTAGGCGATGTTCCTAACGCAGCCAATTCTGACTCCGACTTCAGCAAGCTCCTGTAAACTTGTGAATGTGAACACGAGGTTCCGTGACGAAAAGAATATCGTGCAATAAGTGTCCCGGCTTGTACGACCCGTGCTTGGTGAGGGGCGCCGGGGATAACCCGGCGCACCTCATCATTGTTGGCAGGTCACCGTCTGGTTTTTCCATCGGGAAAACGCTCCCGTTTCAAGGAGCGGACGGTCGCCTGTTTAACAAACTCCTAGCCACGGTTGTAGACAACAACAAAGAGAAATTCACAGGGCTGAAGGTCTACAGGACATACTCTGTCCTAGTGGGTGCCGTGAAGCCTACCCTGCAGCATGCAAAGAGTTGCGGCGCACATCTACAAGCAGAACTACAAAGCGTCGCCGGCGTGGGTGGCAAAGAACCGGTGCTTATTACACTTGGCCCCGAAGCCGCCCGCGCGGTTGGTCTACGTTTTGCCAAGATAGACGACATCGTAGGGCGCCTTCTGACGGTCACACTGCAATCTCCCCAAGGCCCCCGCACGCTGTCCGTGTTGCCTCTGATATCAATGGTAGACTTGGCCCGACGACCTGGCGTAGTCAGCGTTGTTTCATCGTCGCTGGTCTCTGCATTAGACCGCGCGCTCGGTGTAGAAGTGACCAGTGTGCTACGGCCGCCAGGAGAGTACCCGTGCCCGCAGACTATTGAAGAGCTCACAACTCTTGTAGACACAATTATCGGGTACACTGGCAAAGAAGGTACAGCAGCGGACAACTGGCCAATCTCGATTGACACAGAAACAAACACACTCAACATGCACGAGCCTACGGCAAAAGTACTGATGCTCTCTGTTGGATGGGACGTACAGAAATCCGCGACGATACTGTTAGATCACGCGGAGACTCCCTACGAACCAAAAGAGGCCTGGGCGCAAGTAGCCCGTTTACTTGGTTGCCCTAAGCCCAAAGTTTTCCAGAATGCCAAGTTTGACTTGAAAGGCCTAGAAATCAACCAGGGTCTGATAGTCAACAGACTAGCCTGGGACGTAATGCTCGGGGAACACTGGCTCGATGAAGACAAGAAAGGTCTGTATGGCCTAAAGAAGATGTGTGCGCTGTACGTACCCGGGTACACAGGATACGACGAAGACTTGCAACTAATCTTACGCGGTGAAGTGCAGAAGTCAGAAGACGCAGAAGGAAATGGCCAGGACTCTGTCGTTACTCCGTCTCCAGCTCCGAAGAAGCAAAAGAAACAAAAGAAGAAGAAAAGCAGCGGCTTCGAAAACATCCCACTCAAGACCATCATCAATTACGCCGCGACGGATACCGACGTAACCTGGCAAATATTCACCAAGCAATACGCGCGCATTTCACGCCTGGGATTGGTTGAAGAAGCCCAGCGTGTCATGAAAGAACTGTACCTCAAAGGCACGCGGCCGTTGGCTAAGATGGAACACCACGGTATACAAATAGACACGGCGTACCTCGAAACACTGGACGCCGACGTCTGCAAGCTACGCGATGAGTCTTTGCAGTGCCTACGCCGCGAGTTCGAGCCCGCAGCTAACTACGCGTCTCCTGCTCAAATCTCCGCTATGATGGTTCGACTCAACTTTGACCCTTTACCAGGTAAAGAGCAGGGTTGTACGGACAAAGAGACGATGGCGCGTTACGTAACAAGGTACGGCGTAGACGACAAACGCGGTAGGTTCGCAGAAAAATCCATGATGTACCGGGCTGCCAACGACGCCCAGAACAAATTCTTGGCAAAGATTCATAGTTACGTCGAGTCTGACAATCGCATACACTGCAGTTTCCATTTGGGTTCGACGGCAACAGGACGTCTATCCAGTTCGCACCCGAACCTGCAGAACATCCCGAAGCAAATCTTGCGTACTGTCAGACGGCGGCAGGATGGCAGCGAAGAAGTCGTGCACCCAGGTTTCAACGCTAAGAAGCTATTTATCCCATCCAGACCCGGGAACGTCCTGTGTAACGTCGACATCAAAGGCGCCGAACTACGCGTGTACACAGCGTACAGCCACGACCAGAAGATGATAGATCTCCTGGCAAAGGGCATCGATGTTCACAGCGTAATAGCGGCAGAAGCGTACGGCATCCCATACGAAACAATCAAAGCCAACAAAGACAAGGACCCGGGTATCGCCAAAAAGAGGCTCTCAGCTAAACGTGTAGTCTTCGGGACTTTCTACGGCGCAGGGGCAAACAAGATCGCACAGCAGATCGAGTCAACACGGGAAGAAGGTCAGCGACTTATCGATTTGCTATTCAACATGTTTCCGGCGCTGCATGAATACGTCGAGTCTACCAAGCAAGAAGTCCGAGATTATCAGTACGTCAAGACACTCTTTGGACGATACCGGCGCTTTAAGTTGGCCCATCTCGGCGAGGCTTACCTGCAGACGGCCTTCCGGGAAGCTGTTAACATGAAGATTCAGAGCACGACGTCTGACCTGGTTCTGAGTCAGTTGTGCGAAGTGGACGAGCACCTGAAAGAACTCGACGCAACAATGCTAATCACCGTCCATGATTCAATGCTCTTCGAACTTCCTGAGAAGAACGTTCCCCTGCTGAGGCCGTTTCTCACTAAATGGATAACCGAGCGAGTGAAAGAGAAGTACGTTTGGTTACCGTTGCCGTTTTTGTTCGACTATGAAGTCGGGCCGAACTACGGCGAAGTCAAGGAGATGAAGTGAAAGCCGGAAAAGAGAAAGAGAATGTGCCCATACAGTTGTACACCACGGCACAGCTTGTAGTTATTACAGGTATGCCAAACGAAGAAGACACCAAGATGGTTTTACTCCGCTACCCCGCGGTAGTAACCAGTAATGCCGCGGGAACAGGGTACACGTTTACAGCGCTACCCCTGGTCGACAACAAGGACTGTTTTGTGTTGTACAAGACAACGCTCCTAGGCAGCGCCCCCATGCCTGCCATTATGCACAAAGACTTTGTGGCCTACGTGAAACGTAGGACCGACGAGAAATAAATCGCTTAGCCGTTCCCGTGTAACGCGGGCAAGATACAGCAGTCGATCAGCGCTTTTCGCGGGCGCCGGTCCAGCGCGAATGCACACTCTTGCATCCGCACTGGAACCGGCGCCACGCGAAAAGAACTGATCAACTGCGTAACCTACGTAAGCGACACGAGTCACACAGACAGGCTGTGTATACCGCAGCTAACGTCAGCCAATCCTCAAACGGATACAACGTACGTGCGTGGCTCAAAAAAAGCAGGGTATTTCTGGTAGAAGAAGACGAAGACATTGCTGCTTAGTCTCTCGTGTTACGCGAGAAAGCCCGACATTTGACCGTGTAGTCAGGTGTGTTAACGCACTCCGCGTTGATCGTACATCTAGTTAATGGGTACCTACCACTGCTGGCCGCCGCCTACGAAACCAGAGTTTTCGAAGCGAAAACTCTGGTTTCGACCGCTCCGGCAAGCAGATGTACGTACACGGTCAAAGAGTGTCTGTGCAATTCGCTTCGCGAATTGCACAGATTAGGAGCTCTGGGTCTACCCAGATGAGACGCGAACTCTCATCTCGAGTCCCCAGCTCACATCATCAGTTCGTAAGCAGCAACCACGCCCGACACTCCGGCCGACGGGCGGAGACCTGCAGGTAGTCACCTTCGTAAGCAGCGTCAGTCTTCTCTCTCGTAGAACTCGACCTCGCCTTGGAGGATTTTCGTGGCGAGCCACGCAAAGACCATGGCGTGCAGACAATCGTCTGGCGCCGTGGGTGCGTGGCGCCACACACGCCGGCCGCCAGACCGCGTGCCCTGTTGAGTCGTTTCTTCGTATTCATTCAAGATGTCCTGAATCGGTTGAGCCATTTGTTTTAGCGACGGAAAGATAACGCCTTGGCGTTTCATCTGGAGCATGAAGGAATCGATAGCAGCCGTGCGGTCTATGAGATACCGGTCTCTTCGATTCCAGCGTAGCATCTTGCCGTTGTAGGCGCCGTATTGCGCCTGAAAGACGCGATGCTGGCCCAGCTTGTCTCGCAACATCGCGTTGGCGATAGCGCCGTTTCCTGCGTCACCGACGATGCACTGACAGTTGCATTGCCTGAGCATCTCTGCGGCGGCTTCGACGTCTGCGACGGGGTTGGACTCTTTGAATATCTTGTACGCGAGGGTCTTCAATTTGTAGTCCGCACAGATACCAAACACCCACACAACGGTTCTGGAGACGTAGTCTTCACCGTACCCAGACCAGTCTACGCCACCGACGATAGCACGGACGCCTTCTAAGGCGGCGGGCGTGGGGGGCGCATTTGAGTAGTAGTCCTCGCACAAGGCTTCAAGTTCCTCAAGAGAGATGAGGCGGTCACCCCTGGCGTCAGAGATGCCCAGTACTTCATTGTTGAACTTGGCTGTCGAGTATCGCTCGAGCTTATCGAGAATACGTTCCCAGCGTTTCGGATTCTCGTTGTTCAGGGGCAGCATAGGCTGCGAAACATGGAAGCCTTTTAGTCTAGCTTTGGGGTTGAAATCGTACCAGAAACCGTTTCGAACGTTCAGATTCTTCCCACAGTGCAAGCAGACTGCCCCGGTCTTACCGATACTCCTGGCGCTCTCGACGATCTGGTGTTGGTTGCAGCCTTCGCACTTGATGACCCATTCGGCCTTGGTCGAAGTCTGCCAAAGATATTCTATCGTGTTCTCCAAACTCTTCGGAGTACCCGCGTAAATCGTATACCCGTAGTTCGAGTTGGCCATGCATTCTTTTACAACGGGGATAACAGCGTCGTACTGGATATCCTGGACTTCGTCAATTAGTTCACGATCTGCTGTCTTGCCGCGGATTCTATCTGGGTCGTCGCAGGCGTAAGACAGAATCATCTCAGAGCCATTCTTCAAGATAATGAGGAGCACGTTGTTCGTAAGCTCAGGGTCGACGTAGGCGTTTCTGATAGCCGGCGAGTGATTCAGTATCTTGGTCAGCTTTGTGTTAGAGAACGTAGAAGTCTGCTCTTTTGTAGGCGAGACATAAAGAGTCTTGAAGTGCGGCGTGCTGACGGCCTCAATGATAGTCGTCGCGGCGCAACAGACTGTTTTCCCAACCTGCCGTGCGGTCTTAAGCAGAATCTCTGTTGAGTTATTGTCGTAAATTGCCTTGAAAAACGGGTAGTCTTGAAAACTAAATGGATTTCCGTCGAGGTGCAAGAGCTTTTCGACGATTTCCGTTCTCGCAAATTGTCCAAGGTTTTCCACTAGATAATGATACAGTGTTTGCCGTATAGCGGCAAGCAAATTCTACCAACCACATCCCAAAGGAGGGACACGGTGGCGAAAGACAAAGAGAAGGACAACATTACAACGCAGTTCTGGGAACAACTCGGTCTTCCGGTCTGCACGATCCCCGAGGCAGAGAAGATCATCGAGTTGTCGTTCCAGACCGGTGACGTCGTTTGCCTGATTGGCGAAGCCGGCATCGGGAAGTCGCAACTCACCAAGCAGATCGCGAAGAAGCACGGCTGGGATTACTTAGCGTTCTTTGCGGCCCACATCGAACGCGAGGACGTCGTGGGCATTCCGTTCCCCGACAAGGACGGAAAGGAGTACTCCTTCCTCACGGAGAGCTCCATCGCACGCATCCTGCGGTCCAAGAAGGACACCCTCCTGGTGTTCGACGAATGGAACCGCGGGGACAAGCCGGTCATGAACGCCATCTTCACCGTGATGGAAGACCGGCGCTTTGGCTCCGTGGAGCTCCCGGATACCGTGCACATCGTGGCGTGCATGAACCCGTCCGAGGGCGCGTACCTCGTCAACGAGGCCGAGAAAGACCCGGCGTTCCGCCGGCGCCTTTGCTTTGTGGCTGTGCAAGCCAACGACCTCGTGTGGTTGCGCTACGCTACCGGGCCGGGGAAGTTCCATTCCACCGTCACGGGCTACATCGAAATGAAGCCCCAGGCCCTCAACGACACCAAGGCTCGCGAGGCCGGCAAGCAGTACGCCAACCCGGCTTCCTGGGAGAAGGTGTCCAACACCCTCAAGGCGCTAGACACGCAGAAGGTCGACCTCTCCCAAAGCGGGGATATGTCCAAGGTCTTCCACGCGAAGTGCGCGGGGCACATCGGCAACGGCACGGCTACGGACCTCCTGCGCTACATCGAGGAGAACTGCAGACTCATCCTCCCGATGGACGTCCTGAAGAAGTACAAGAACGTGCGACCGCAGGTGCAGAAGTACATCACCCAGGGCAACAACGACAAGTTGACCGAAATCTGCGAAGCGGTGTCGCTGACGTTGATGTCCGAACAACCGCCGGTCAAGGACATCGGACCCAACGTGGCGCAGTTCCTGAATGACCTGCCCACCGAGATGGCCACCTGGCTGGTGACCAAGATCGGCAAGCACACACAGGAACTGCAGAACTCGTCCAACGCTCAGACCTACCAGTTGCAGCTCTCTGAGGAACTGAGCCAGCACGAGGAATACCAGAAGGCCTTCGAGAAGATGTACAAGGCCGACGAGAAGGTGAACAAGGAAAAGAAGAAGTCCGAGAAGAAGAAGAAAGGCGAGGGCGAGGATAAGAAAGAAGACGAGTAGCTACTTCAGCGCCTCGACTACTTTCTGAAAAGCAGTAATCTTTTCGTCGACGTACAGGTAGACAGCCGCAAGCTTGCCTACCTGTACGTCGACGTCGTTTTCTTCCAGCACGAGTGCATGGATATCGGGTGCAGGGCCGCCGCTTACGGTGTTGTTTGCGGCGTCCCAACGTTCTTTCACTTTGGCCTTGAGCTCTTCGTTAGGCGTGTTCAAAGAATCCAGCGCTTCTTGGGCAATCTCGAGCAGCGCCGGTGCGAGGATGAAACCTTCCCGGTACAACGCCATAGCCGTGTAACTGGCAGGTTCGTAGTCGAACTCCGGTTCTTGTTTTACAGCCATAGAAGACAGCAGGGCTTCATACACACCCCAGGCTAACTGTGCAGGAGACGCTTCCTGCAACACGTTAACAATCACGGGTGCTTCATTGAAAGCGAGACACGTGTCTTCGAAGATATTCGCATCATAGTAGAACGCATCGGTTTGTTCCAAGGTCAGCGCCGCCATTACTTTGTTACGTAGTATGGTGGATAGGGACTCGATGCCCTTGTCTTTTAAGCCGAGCCAAATAGACTCTGGTTCCCACGCTCCGACGTTTCCTAGCAACGCTTCGACCGCGTAGCGCGCAATGACACCTGGTGTAGCATTGGTGTTCAGTAATTTCTTAGCCTGTTCTTCGCTGAGTCTGCGCGCCAGGCTGGGTTTGACTCTCTGGTCTTCGCTAGGAAGCAGGATATCTGCCGCTAGCTTGACTAACTGTTCAGCCTGGCTCACGCTAAACTCCGAGTTGAGAAACCAGGACTTTCTGCAGGTCCAGTGGAACGGTCGGGAGGATGACTTTGAGTTGCTCGGGGTCGATGACATCGCCGTCGATGAATTCGTTAGCAAGGTCAGCACCAAAGACGTCGCGGTACACTTCCGGGTCGATTTGCAACATGGTCTCCAGGGGAACCTGCCGGCCGGCGACGTCTAGCAACTCGTCGGCTAGCTTATCAGTGTTGAAGACACTCTGAACCGGGTCGGGGAGTTTGATGCCGTACAAATGTTTGATGTCTGCGGCGTTGTCGAGTTCCTCGAGAACGTTAGCGACTTTCACGAGCTCTTCGCGGTCACCGACCAACCTAGGAGAAGCGGCCAAAGCATTGGAAAGCTTCTCGAAGGCCTCTTTGACCACGGGTTCCCTTGTAGCTTCGATACGTGCGTCTACCCAGTCACGAAGGACCCGGGTGTCAGACATGACCAGGCCGGCATTGCGAATGGTATCCACACCAGGAGCAACACCAAGGAAGTCGGCCTGCTTAACGAGATTGACGCTAGCCTGGACGCGCTCAGTAGTGGACAAGTTGAAGCGATTAATTCCGAGGGCCTCTTCCGCCATCTTGACGTGCTCTTTGGATTGCACGAGAAAACGCTTCTTGTCGGGCAGAAGATAGTTATCGGTAGGGGGCTCGAGCACAGATGCAGTCTTCTCCTGCAGGTTCAGGGTAATGCCATAGATTTCGAGAGCTTTGTCACAGGTCTTGACCACGTCTTCCGGGACACCGGCTTGCTTGGTCATGTACATCCTGGACAACGTCGCCTGCTCCGGGGAATCAATTGGAAACAACCGACGCTCACGCCAGGCAAACGCGCTATCCGCGCGAGCGTTGTTCTCGGTTTCGTCGATACTGGCAGTCTTGATGATAGCCTCCGTCTCAGGGTGTTCTGAGAACACATTGAAAAGATGACGGAAAGTAGGATCAGAGAATTGGTCAACGTATTCACGATCGGCCATTGAATAGGTCCTCCGAGAAGTTCAACCAATCATAGGCCCATCCCAACGATTTTGCAATCAAAACCACCGACCGAAGGAGGGAGCGAGAAACATGGAAGCGACACTGTCCGAGGTCTTCAGCTATTTGTTATTACCGTCGTCCCAGAGTCTGTTTGTGCGCATCCTGGGGTGCCTGCGGAAGGAGTACAGCACCAAGTTCCCGTCGATGGCCGTAGCCCTGCGCAACCGGCACTTCACGTTGTTCTGCAACCCAGAGTGGATCAAGACCGCGACGTACGATGATGTCATTGCAACGATTGACCACGAAGCCCTGCACGTCGTACTCGACCATATCCCCCGGGCACTGGGTCTCATGGCACGCCTGGAAATCACCAAAGATAACATGCGGCGTTTCACCAAGGCCAGCATGCTTGGTGCCGACATGGCCGTGAACACCCTGTTGGTCAAAGAGAACGAGTACGTCAAGCACACCCCTGACAAGTGGATTCTCCCAGGCCAGAAACCGTGGGAGGACTTTTCCACAGATGATTCCTACGAGAACTACACCAAGCAACTCATGCAGTGGCTGAAGCAGCATGAAATCATCATTAAGATCAAGGGCATGCCAGGGCAAGGACCGCCGCAACAAGGTAGCGAGGAAAGTGGTGATGGCGCCAGCATCGAAGTCGACCTGGGCGAGGCTCAGGTGAACCTCATTGCTGGCCACAATGCATGGTTTGACGAGCAAACCAAGAACATGAGTGCCGAGGAGAAGGCGTCTTTGTCCCAGTCTCTGATGCAGGAAGCCCGGGATATCGTGCGCCAGGCTGTCAATGACTACGTCAAGTCTCGCGGGACTTTGCCCGGCTCTTTGCAAGAGCTCGTGGACAAAATCCTGGCGCCTCCTATCATCCCATGGCTCAGGATCCTGCGGGATTGGGTCATCAGCACGCAGCGCTACAAGCACCGCCGGTCGATAAGACGGCCGAATCGTCGGCACTTTGGCATTCCTGCCCTCGCGAAATTTCCCGGGAAGCACAAAGACAGGTGTTTCACGATTGCGTTTCTCGTGGATACCTCTGGGTCGATGGGGTCAGAAGAGCTGAGCATGGCACTGAGTCTGATGCAGGACCTGCAGCGTGC